GTTTGTTAAAACACAAAACTATTTCAAGAAAGTGAAATCAAACAGGCGGAGCCCCAAGTTGACAGAAGATGTTGAGTAAATGTCTTTTACTATACTCAATAAATGCTATCAATTTGGAGACATCACAACCAGGAGGATATTTTACAACACATTGACCACCATACCGGTAGTCAATGCATTGCCAGATCCAGAAATTAGAATCTTCATCATCAGTCCGAGTTAATATTGCACAATATGCTAAATGAATGGCATTATTATACATTTTAATTTGGACACCTTCAACAGAGGCTGAAATGATGAAATTTCCACAAGTGCAGCTTATATGAGCAACATGTTCAAGAATCATATGGTTGATCAATTTAAAAAGGCCTTTACGGACATAATGTCTCATTGGCCTTTCAATTCTAATCACATGAAGTAACTTCAACAAAGCTGCCCAAATATTTAAATCATTTTGCGCCAAAATGATTAAATTGGCGGCATTTGTGACATTTACAATAGTTTCAATTGTAATGATATCTGAATCAGTGTTCCCTAAATACCAAATGGGAGCACTCAACACAATTCCTTGCTCAATGAGGAAAAACTTGGACACATAATAATCCAAGAAAACATTCATTGAAATTCTCAAGTCAAATACAGATTTTCCCAAACAATTGGGTAAAATGCTGCTACTTAAGACAGCAAAATTTGATGACAAAATCCCGTCAAAATCAAAATCAACAGTTTGCAAACTGTCAAGGATTGCATTGGACATTCTCAATAGAACCTCACCACGGGCACACGACCCTGAGAAGTGGTTTAGGCAAATTTGGAAAGGAAAATGAAGCCAACACAGGAGTGAACAAATCTTGTGGGGCGACCTGCCAGCAGGTTTCGGCCAGCCCTCCTCAGGCCCCAAACTGGCAGTGAAAGAAATTTTTATTTTGTTTTCAACGTCAACTTCCAAAAGAACGAGAGTTAGTACTTATGGTTGGTGGATTCCCAGTCACACCTTAGGGCCGGTTTAACATCCAGTGGTCTTTTAATACCATTGTAGCGGTTGCCGCCCCTTATCCCAATAGGAAGGACCATTTTCCACTCACCCTCAACACCGAGAAAATTAAAGATGAGCAAAGTATAAAGAAAAGAGGGAGAGAACATCGCTGTCAAACTAAAACCCTGGAACCCGCAAACATATTCACGGTAAGGACGTAGACCACTGTTAACCCGAAGATATAATAAGTGGCAGGGTTGAAACGTATACTCCTTAAACAAATTTAAAGCCAAAATAAATCTTGGACTCAAATTTGAATTTCTGGCAGAGATGAAAACTTGTTAGAATTCACATTCCTACCAGATACTTCTGAAGCTTTCTCCACATCAACCAAAGGCTTCACAGGTTCAACATCCCGTTTCATTGCATCAGGGACATTAAGTGGTAGGGATTCTGGTCCCTTAGCCTTTGGTCGAAGTGAACAAGCACCACACTTCTTACCATTAATGGGCACCCAATTGTGCTCACAAGCACCACCCACACATTTCAAGCATGGGCGGTCCTTGCTAGCATACCAACCGTGGGAACACGGCTTAGTAGTGCACATAACACAGGGATAGCCAGGTCGGATAGCCCTTTTATGTTCACAATAAGGAAAAGCCCTACGACCATTCTTTGTATCAAGAATGACAATGGGCACACCTACAGAGTCAACTGAATAAACAGCTGGCCCTTTAACGGTCTTTTTAGCAGTTTGGGATTCCGGTTGAGTTTTCTTTTGAACCAATTTAATAGGCTCATCAGACCAATCAAAAGGAATTGTAGGTTTCCCAAACAATTCAGCCTCAAGAGTTTTTGTTCGCTTTTCACGGCGTTCAAGTCTTGCAGCTTTGGCGTTAATAGGTTTCCCCCAGAAAACACGCCAAGATTTTCTGAAGAATGATATCACAGCGATGTAAATTTTGCGGAAAATGCCGGAATCCATTTATAAATAATATAAGTTGGACGGGGGCGACAGTGGGACCACTGTTTCGCGCAGCACTCGTCAGGCCCCAAACTGCTTTTAAATTTTAAATATTAAAATAAACTTTAATAAAAGAAAATAAAAGCATGTTCCCACTATTCAGTAGGAACTTCAAACACCACAGCCTCCTCAGGCCGTGGTATAGTGATAGGTCTCCCTAAATCACCATGAGAAATGTTAGCCTTGATATCGGCATATGTAAATTGTATAACCTTATCAGTCTCTGTTTCAACAGCATTTTCAAATCTTTTCTTGCTCCAAAGGGAGAAAGTCAATTTGAAGCTAGAAAAACAGAGAGAGCCAGCAATTTTAAACTTACTGATAAAATTTTGCCAACGGGTCTTAGACCGAGAGGCATAAAATTCTTTAAGCTTAAGACTCTTATACTTTAAAAATGAGAAAAGTTGTCCAACTCTAGATGTAGGCAAGGTTTCTCTTTTAACCCAAGAAAATTTAGGAACCTCAAAAGGTCGAGTTATCTTGGCTTTAAGATTCCCAGACCAAACAGGCACTTTTTGTTTGATAGTGCTTGTTTTGTCTCGAACCTTATGTAAAATTTGTGATAGCATATCACTAGCCTTATTTCTAAAAGGCTCTTTAAGGTTAACAATGGACACTACTTTTGAAGCAATGAGTGTAAAAGATGCCTGAGAAGGATCTATTTCAAAAACAGAGGCCCAAAATAACTGGGCCAAGTCCTCATTCTTATCAAAAATATTTTGGGCAGAAGAAATGAAAGACAATTCATCAGAGTTGTCTTCATTAAGAGTTCCAGAAAATTCCTTAAAGAACTCTTGAATTTTAATTTGTTCAGGAGAAACTTTTTGTGAAGACAAAAGTTTGTCATATTTAGACTGCCAAGAAGTTGAAGTCAGCCGATACCGTAAAAGATCAGCTTTTAAGGAAACAATTTCAGCAGTTTTATTAATGTCAAACTTGTTGACAGGTGTCACAGTAAAAGCATCTATTGTAGTATTTTCATCCACAAAAGCAGATGCGGATATACCGAAAACACAAGCAACACCATTAAAAGTAAATTCCAAAGAAGAAAGAGCATTGATTACTGTGCCCATATCCTCTGAAGATTTAAGTACATTATTTAGTTTTTCAAGTGCTTCTTCATAGGAAAGCGAAGGCATTGGTTCACCAGTAGAATATATATAAAATACACCCACTGGGATACACATGTGACAGTGTTTCGACTAGGCTCATCAGTCCCAGTAGTAATAACCACTTTAATATTTTAGAAAGTGTGGCAACCAGAAGCACAGCCTTACTGGAAACTTAAAGAGATGCCACACTTTCCACAAAGCCCATTTGGAGGCCGACTATGCAACCAAACAAGTGGCAAGGAACTTTTAGACAATAGACTAGCAAAAATTTTGAAAAGATATTCGTCATGGCCCAAAACACACTCAATCAAATCCCCTTTGTGCTCCAAAGAAACATCCAAAAGTATGTAACTAAAGCGCAAGAGAGAAATATTTGGAAAAGTGCCACATGGATATTTTAAAGTTCTTGCCAAAGCATTAACTTTAGTATCACCACAATAAGAAAATGGTTTTAACTCTTTAAAGTTCTTAAAGCGGTCATAAAAGTGCATAGATTGCCAGGTGATTTCACTGGCAAGCATTTTATGCATTTCTAGACGCCAATCTGGGCCATTTTCTATAAGCAAAGACTCTAAATCAAGTTTTGGGGCAACAACATGAGAGACCTTGCAAATTAAAATGGATAAGCCAAAAACCCTCAATGCCAAAGGGTCAACAAAATCATAACAAAATGGAACAATTTGTAATAAACGTTCATAAAGAAAAACACGATTTTGCAGCCCAAAAATATCAGCTTGGTTTACTAGGCTAATATTGGACAATGCAATTTGATCTTGAGGGTCAATTGGGGCAAAGAAGTCGGACATTGAATATTTGCTAAAACACTAAAATAGTGCAGACACAAACAAATGTGTTTCGTCCTAGGACTCATCAGTGCAAATTTAAACATGAACATCTAAGACATTCAAATTTTCATCTGTTAAGTCATTTACCTGTGACCATTCAAAGAAACGAGCCACAAAATTTTAAACTACCTCATTCAACCCAAAGGTCTTGATCCTTCAACCAAGGAATGTAATTAGACAAAAGGTCCTTATGGATACGCCTCTTGTCTTTAGCATCCCGGGCATACGAGGAAAATAATGGGTCTCTTGCCATAATATCTAGGTAAGAATCCCATTTATTGGTTAAATTTTGCAAAATAAAAGCTTGATCCCAATCAGGATAAATGAAGGCATCAACTCTATTTTCAATTCTTTCTTCAGCCATGAAATTATTAAACATTTTCTGTTCAATAAGAGCATGATCATCCTCAGCTGATTTCAAATCAGTTTTCAATTTATCAATTGTAAATTGAATCTTTTCTGATTCAGCTTTGTCATTTTCTTTCTTAGCTAAAAGTTGATTTTTATTCATTTTTAATAAATTGGCTTGAATATCTCTTTTAACCCTATTATCCCAAATCTTTGATGGATTTGGTTTAGCAACATAGGACACATGTGCAACTTCTGTTTTAGCTGATTCCATGGGTCCAAGTTCAATGTTTTTAGGAGTAAATTTCTTAAGATTAAGTAAGAAATCCAAAATTTCTGCACTCACAGACCAGCCCCTTTGGGGCCGCACTCCATTTCTAACTGGTTGTAGATTGATAGGATCAATATAACCAGCAAATTTGGACAATCTACCTTCTAGTTTCAATCTTAAGCTTTCAACAATGGAAGATTCACCCTCTTGCCACCTTAAAGCTGGTGTGATAATCTGCTTTTCCACATTATTGAAAGTAGTTCCCAATTTAGATAAATCTGAATTTGGGAAAGCTAGTTGTAACCATTCTGGCGCTATTTTCATAATTAAATCAAAATTGACACCAGATGAAATCAAATTGAGGATATTTTCAATAGGGTGAAAAGGATCTTTTTCAGGTAATCCCTTCAACTCAAAGAAAATAAACCTACCATTATTAGTCCTGCCAGTTCTGCCTTTCCTTTGTTTAAGGAGGGCAGGAGTAGCACCATAAATGACAGGTTTCACCACATCATAACCCCGAACAACAAGTTCAGAGTTTGTAGTGAAAACATGATCAACAGATGGCAAAGTCACACCTATGTCAGAAACAGAGGTTGTGACAATAATACTCCATCTTTCTGGCAAATCAGTATGTCCACTCCAAAATCCTACGATACCACCAGAAGGACCTTTCAACGTGTCCAAGAAAAGCATAACTTCTTTCTTAGTATTGACAAAGACAAGGCTTTTAGAAAAGGGGTTAGCATTAGACAAATAATGCGAAACAAATTTTCTATAAATGTCAAAACCAAATTGGTAAGTAGGATGATCAAGATATGACTTATAAGATAATGTCAAAGACTCATAAGATGGGTCTTTTGTCATCACCACAAGTGCATCAACATGGTCAATTGACCACACTTGTGCTCCAGAAATCCTACTAATAGGCAAACCCAAATCCTGTGGAGGTGTGGCTGATGTTAACAAATATTTCAAACCTTTCTTTTTAATTAAAAGAAAAGCAAATTGATAAATAGTTTCCATAACATGAGCTTCATCAAAAACAAAGAAAGATGAATCATTGATCCATTCCTCATGCAAAACAAGTTCCATGGGGGTTGCATAAATAACCTTAGCTTTAGGGTCATAAACAAAACCCTCAGTTGCACCAGTACAGTTCATACCAAATTTGGACTTCATATAAGGTACAACACCAGAAACGATAGATGATCTAGGTTCAACTACAATCAAGTGCTTCAAAGAAGCTACTTCAGGTAATGATAAAAATGAATTTATCATTGCAGTTGTTTTTCCAGAACCAGTGGCAGCTTCAACAATATATGGTTGCCCAGCCAAAGCTAACTTGCAAGCTTGATTGGATGCCATAAAATTCGCTGGGACACTTGCAAACAAAATATTAGTGATCATACCGAATAAGGTGTCAAAGATCCAGCCAAAAGACACATATTGCAATTTTGCCCAAAATGGAACTTTTCTGTAATCTGGCAAGCCACCAATAGTTGGAAGCCAACCAAGCATTGCACACAAAAGTATATTCCAAATTGGGATATCTAAACGACGCACCTGCAAATCAACATGGCCAAATAAAATATATTTAATATCTGCCAACTTTTTGTCCATCATTAGGATATATCTTGAAAAGAAACCTCCTTTTGATTGGCAGAAAATCATATAAATCCAATGTTTAATCAAACGTCCAGTTGCATAACTAGAGTCATCTCCTAATGGAATCTCAACCTCATTTGTTATCCAATCATAAGCTGTCTTTTGCACAATTGATGCTAAATGGCGGCCAGTGTAAATACCATTAGCTTCTCTAGTGAACAAAAGTGCCCATTCAAGGAAAGGTTTCAAAGGCCTCTGCAAGAAAATTGTTAACCCTGAATTATAAACATCTGGATTTACAAAATCAGCGAAACGAGAGAAGAAATTTGATATAGCGTCTATGACAGTAACCTGACCATAGGTGTACATCACATCCTCCTCAGGAATGTCTGATTCCTCCGCAAAACCCTTGATATTCTTTTGGTTGTAGTACCAATTCCTTAAAACATCCCCATATGTTGGCAAGGAAATCTTAAAGTTCTTATCACGGCCCCTAATCAATTTGACTTTCTTTAAGGCTGCATTTAACAACATTTCATAGACATCTTCATGTCCTGCAGTTAAATCAATAAAACTCTTAATACGAGTTAATTGATCCTTAATGACTATTGCTTTCTTTAAACCAACATAATCACTTTGAATTTTACCTATAAGTTTCTGCTTATTATGATAAACAATCCAAGCAGGGGTTGGCAAATCATATTTAGCAAAAGTATCTCTATCTTGTTGATTTGGTCGACGACCAAATTTAGATAAAAACTCAATTTTCTCCAATGGACCAGCAGCTTCCTCTCTGAGGTCAACCCCCCACTTCTTGAAAGTGGTTTGAATATTTGGGAAGGTCCAATTAGGATGCACATCTTTATCCCATGAGATAATATTATCATCCCCATAGCAAGATAAGGTGCAAAAATGTCTAAATTCATGTGCAGTATGCCCAGTCAGCTCTTTCCAAGCTCTAAGGTACAATGACACCAAACCTAAAGAGTTGTCCATAGAAGTTGAACTATGGCCAGTACTCAAACCAGTACCTTTCTTATAGGCAGCACCCCTGCTAGTAAGAACAAGAACACCATTTTCAACTTCCCAATAAGCATTATCAATAAGCTCACAAATATTTTTGTAATCTCTATGAAATTCAAAACCCTTTTTGCGAACTTTCTTGATAATATCAAGTGTTTTACCACTCAATGTTGAATCAAAAGATGAACAATCACCAGCAAAATGCAAATCCCGACGGGCATGCTCCTGGTAAATTCTAGACATTGATCCACCATTAAGAGGCATTCCCACTTTAATAGGAGTTGTCTCCCACTTAAAGTTATGGTTGGGTGCATAATTCCAAATGGTCGATGAAATATAACTAGTTAAGGGAGCTCCAATGACAGTTCTAACTTTGTCATTGGCCCATTTCTTAAATGGTAATGCTTCTCCTTTAATAGAAACAGGATTCAAAGGATCCAAAGCAGGAGCCCATTTGAAAGTCTCTGCCCAAAGCTCCTGAAATTTAGCCAAACCAATGTTGTTGATAAACTTACGTCTACTCAACTTACGTTCAGCATATCTCCCAGGCACTTTTGCAAAAGCACCAAGACCATACTTCTTTTCCCATTTCCTAATAATATAATTAAAAGGGGTAAGTCTAGAATTCTTGAAAATTTCACCAACTAAGACCCACAAATCATCAACAGCCAAATCCGTGAAACTATAATCACGGAAAAGGAAGTATCGAGAAGTTGCAGTCAACTCATTAGCATAAGAAGCATATGTTTCAGTTCTCTTATATTGATATTGAGAATCATTTTCAAACATTTGCAAATCTTGATCAATCATTGTCTGGACATTATGAATACCTTGATGGAAATCTAACTGAGTTAAAAACCATTCAGGATACTCATAAAACTGGAGATCTTCAGGTTCAGATAAAGTTGAGACATTAACTGGCCAACCCAATTCAGACAACTTGTTCAAAGTGTTCTGAATTGAATCTGGAGTAATTTCCCAATTAGTTCTCCGAATAAATGTGGGCAAAGCCAAATCATCAATTACTCTTTGGGCAGCAACCCAAGACTGATTGAACCTAGCTTGCAATTTAATTTTTGTTTTAAAGGTGTCACCTTTGTCATAATACCTATCAATTAAATTTGCAATCCGGTAAGGCATTGTGAAAGCCCTTAAAACGAGGAAAACAACACAAGTTTTAACAAAATGGTACATTCTATAATAGAACGATGGTGACAAAAGTTTCATTAAAATGACTATTGGCAAATGCCAATACATATACCAAAAACCATAAGAATATCTTGTCAGAATATCAATTGGGGCAAAAAGAGCCACCCAGGTGATAATCAAGAACAACTTAAAGCCCGCAATGGCAACCTCTACACCATATTTCCCAAATTTCACTATAAGAAATAACCAATAACTAGCAAGAGTGAGAAAACTCACTAAGCTAATATATAATAAATTCCAAGCAGATAATCGGGCTAAGTATGCGAACCTTCCAATTGAGAGAGCTAATCTAATTAGTGGTTGGCATAACTTAACTGCTTCAGTATCCCAAATATTAATCTCAATCTTCCCAATAGCAGTATAACTGGCTAGGCTAATCAAGTCAATACCAGTTGGGACAGCATCATTAATTAATGCAATTGGAAGTACAAACCTTTCCCTCGGGATATGAATCATTACAGGTTCAAAACCCCGAAATTTAACCAATCTAGATGCATCAACCACCCAAAGTAGGAAGTTTGCCATAATACAAGCAAGAACATCCAGAAAATAATTCCCGGGCTTGGTCCCAACAACCAAGCCTAAACCTGGGGCTTCAGAAAAATCATAAAACCATGTGAACCCTATATGGAAAACACGGAAAACAAGTCTTTCAACAGAAGACGGTCCTATCTGATAAAGAGAGGCTAATATCTTAAGGGAAGTCACAATACAAGTACTAATACTAGTAAATGTCAGAAAAGACATTCCATAAACAAAGGCCAAGGTAGTTAAATAAGTATAAACTGATCCAATAGGGATAAGTGCAAGAAAAGTGGTGAAGACAGCTAAGAAAAGCAAGTAAAACATGCCACCACAGAAAAACCCTAATCTAACAATTAATGACGCTGCTACTTCCGGCAAAACAAATTGCGGTTGCATAGAATCATAATAATCATCATCTATTGACATGCCGGCCCATTTACCGGGCAAAATGTATTTGTCAGAGGCACTAACACCAACCATTACCCTGATATGAATAAATGGGAGTAAGACCAGCTTTTCGCACACCTGCTCTTCAGCTCCCTACGGTGTGAACCAGTTAAAGGACCCAGCCATTTAACTGTTAAATAAAGCAAAAAGAAAATGAGAAGAAAAAGGAAAATAAAAGAAAAGAGAAGAAGAGAAAAGAGGAAAATTATGAATCCATAGTAAACACCATTTCTACATTCCAAGCACCTTCGTTTAATAAGGTACAAATTAAAGACCAATTTGGACATTTATAAACAAAAACAATCTGATACCATAAGTTCAGAGTATGAACAGCCAATGCAATGGCAGTATTGCAAGGCCATTTATAAAACAAGAATGTCATTAGAAAAGGCAGCACAAACACGTTCCAAACCAATGGAGCAACAGCAGTGTTAGCCCAACTAAACACATACAAATACACAATGATTCGTCCACACACGGACATGAGAGCACACTATTTTAGTTCAACAAAGATGCTCGGTTGTTTTAAAACAACTTT